ATTTGTATGTGTAAAAGTATAAAGATTACTTGATAATTCTGCTAAACCTGAAGTAGCATTTATACTTAATGCTTTATTTAGATTACCCCCTCTATCTATTCCTAATAGTTTATTTTCTCCTGTAGGGACTGAATATTTATTTGGTGCATAATTAATTCGTACCGTTGAAGGTGCAGAAATATTTTGAATAGTATTTACTGCTCTTACATGTATATGATAAGTTCCTGAAACTACACCCTTTATAGACGCTGTAGTACTTTCTGCATCTACAAATTTATAATATCCTTTATCTCTTACTTCCCAATCTGTGTCAAATTCCGAAGTTGGTCCTTGAACTTTTACTTGATATCCTATAATATTTACATCTGGTACTTCATTTTTGAATGTTAAAGTAGTTCCGCTTGATAATGATACAGCGCTACTAAGAGTTAAGGCTGTTCCATCTATTGCGCTGACTGTTACCAAACCTGAAATACCAGAATTTCTAACGCGCATACCTACTTCTATAGCTGAGTTTGCTGAACTTAAAGTTACGGAAGTACTATTACTGACTGTTCCTGATATAGTTGATTCTGTACTCTGTTTTATTTGCAAAGGAGGTTGCCAACTTATTAGTAAATCTGCTCGAATATCTGTTGCAGAGTCATCTGAAGTTTCAATACTATTTAAAGAAATAGAGGCTGTTAAAGCGTCTACACTAGGTACAGTTTCTGTTCTTAAAGGAGGCTTTTGATGTGCAGGCACAATTTCTGTTACGTATCCTCTATCAATAAGTTCAAACTTTTTATCATGATATTCAGCTGCAGTTATAACAATAATGTTTTTGTCTTTTTCTTCTGTTTTTACAATTACGTACTCTTTAGGAGCAATATCGAGTTCTTCTGCTCCTGTAGCATCTAGGGTAGATGTTAATGACCAAATGACTTCGGCATTTGGTGTTTCGGAAAAACCAGAGGATACTGTTAAAGAGGATAATGTACCTGTAGTCGAACTGACAGGTTTGCTCTCTACTCTTACAGATTCTGACCAATGAAGTATTACTAAATCTCCAGAATCATCTTTTACATTTGATGCTTTTGTAAAAGTATCTATAGATGCCCCTTCTTCGTCTACTAATACTAAATCTCCTAGAACATAATTAGTAGAGTTTATGGTTGCTCTTTCTTGAGATAAATACGCACCACCTTTGGGAAATATTAAATTTAAAGTATAACTTTTGGTAGAGGTATCTAAAGTAACACTTCTATCGAGGGGGATTACTGTTGTGCTTCTTGTTCCTGTGCTAGAGACTCTTCCTGAATGCTCTGTATTAGTAAGGTCTGCATCTTGAATTTCGATTACTTCCCCGGGTTTCAGTGCGACTGCATTTAGTCCTGTGGAAAAAGTAACTACTTCTTTTTCTAATTTTTCTGTAAGTATATGCCATTTTCCAAGTCTGTGTGCTTGTCCTTGACTTGTACACCCTGTAGCTACTACATCTTTAGATATTATTTTTGAGGTTTCTAATATATTTTGAGTATCTTCTACAATTTCTACTGCTTGTTGGTAGTTATCTGCTGGATTAACCCATGTAACTCTTATTTGATTTGAACGAAATCTTGTAGCTGTTGACTGATAAAAAAATTCTCCTCCTACTACATTTCCTTTTGTAAAAGTGTATACAGGACTTTTATATGCATTGTACGCAGGAGTAAACTTACCATTAAACCAAATTAATAATCCTCTAAAAACACTTAATAATTCTGAAATTACTTTTCCAGCTTCTTCTACCTTTGATAAGTATAAATTTGCAGTAAATCTAGGTTCGAGTCCTCCTTGTCCATCAGGTACAAGTTCGTCACAATATTTTGCAATTTGAAAAAGTTGATATTTATCTATGTAAGCAAAATCATCTAAAGGATCAACGAATTTGCCAAGACCATATCTATCATTTGTTAGAACATCTAAAAGAATCCATACTGGATTATCTGTCCAGACTTTATAATAATTTGAATGATTAGGATTTGTAAAAGTTTTTATATCGCCTCGAAAGTTTCCATCCCAATCTTGATAAGAGCTTTCATTTGAAACTGTAGTGTTATTTGTAACTTTTCGTGTATAAGAAGGCTCTGTTCCTTCGCCTAGTTCATGTCTTGCGAAGTAGTTTGTGGGAACTTTTACTTGTAATCCCCTAATTTCATAACTTCTTCTGGGTGGTTGTGAAAATTCTTTTGCTCCAAATACTACAGCTCCATATGCTGTATAAGGGTAAGATGTTTTGTCTGTAATTATATTTTGAATAGACTGTATTTGTGTAGCATTATACCAATATCTTCTTTCATTAAATCCATTTGTAGGACTTACTTTTGCTATTTTAATTCTGTATTTTGTAAAAGGTTGGAATTGAGTTACATCCCAAGAAAAAGTTTGTACAAAAGGAGTTTTTGTTTTCTTTGAAACAGTTCCTGTTGTAAAGAATTTACCTGCATAACCTCCAAAGCTATCTGCACTTGAACCTCCCTTAGGAGTTCTAGCAGCTAATTGTGCGTCCGAGAGTCCAAATGCTGTATATGTTTGTGTATCATCAAAATTTCCTGTAATTGAATATTCAAAAAGAATTTGTAATTCAGCAAAACCAGCTTCTTCATGTCCGTCTTTTGGCTTCTGTCCTAAAAGACCATTCGGAAACTTTATTGTTACTTTTATAGCATCTACTTCTCCCGGCGAAGGAATGCCCATTGCATCACTTGTAAAAGTTAAACGAGCAGCATCTGGTTCTGATATTCTTGTCCATCCACCACTTGCTACGTATCCAGAAGGAAATATTGGAGACCCGCCAGAGGTAATATTATTAAAGTCTGTAGTATTTAATGTTTGACTTACATTTGTTGTTAAAGAATTTGTTCCTACATTTCCAGGTAATGCTAAAAACGATTGGTCTCTTGTACCTGGTCGAAATGCAAATCCTGCGTCCGAGAAATTCCATTTATCTGCAGAAGTTACACTACTAACTATAGGAGCTCCTAATGTTGCTTTTACATTTGATGCATTGATTCCTAAAGTACCTGTGCCTGTAAGGACTGCAGTATTACCAGAAATTGAAGAAAGTGTAGCTGCTAAATCAATAGTGGCATTAGCAGAGGATACTGTTGTACTCACAGGAGGATATACTATTGCAGTTGTACTATTTGTTACACCTACAATGCGACCCTTATAAGGGGCTCCTGAAGGACCAGCTCCAGGTATTGTTAAGGTTTGGGGGGATACCCCAATACTTATATGAGAAGCTAAGAAAAAAGCTGAGTTTGCTGTTACTGTTACAGAACCTGCTGTTGTATTAATTAAACCAGATGCAGAGGCTAGTGCTCCTTCTATATGTATTGTATGTATTTCATTAGTAGTCGTTTTATTTGTAAATAAAGTATTATTATTATCTGTTACAGTTCTAGTAGATGCTACATAGCTTACATTTCCTGAACTTTTTGAACTATAACTAGATTTTGTTACAGGATCCATTATAGGAACACCATTTAGTAAAACAGAAGACGCACCATCTACAAGTCCAAGAATTGGTCCCTCCGATAAAACATCTACTGCTACTGCGCTTTGTTTTTCTGTAGAAGTCTTTCCTGCATAGCTATTATATGTGCTTGACCCAAATCCGCCAAATCCATCAAATCCAAATTTTAAAGCCATTATTTCCCTCCGTGTCCTAAATTCCAATCAACTGTTACATTTTTTTGTACATCTGTATTAGGAGGCCCACTAACATCGTTATTTGCAGGTTCTCCAGAATTTGGTGGAGAGTCCCCATAGTTAATATAAGTTCCTCCAGTTGAACTAGAAAATGTAAAGCCTGAGGCAGAAGATACTTCTCTATCTGTAAAACCAAAACTTATTGTTGCTCCCCCGACTAATATTTGTCCATAAGCAAGAGGTACAGGAAGCCCTTCTTTTACTGTATTTACTGGGCCGTCAAAAAGAAAAGCATCATTTTGATCGCCCGGTTTTTTGGGTGCCATATATTCTGCCATTCCCGAGTTTAGGAGCATTGAACCTGCCATTCCCATTCCCACTAATCCGGCAAATTTAAGAAAACCAGCAACACCTGCAAAAGCACCTGTCATCATAAGATAGGCGGCTCCTACCATAAGAACAAAACCCACTATAACTTTTAATAATTTATTTGCAGAACCTGCAGGAACCGGAGTAATAATTAGGTCATTTTCTCCTAAATTCATTTGCAGATTATCATAGTCAAGAAATTCTTTTCCTTTTTGAACTGTAAACATTATTCCTTTTTCTGTACAGTCTAATAGATATTGTTTTAATTTTCCTTCTCTTTGACAATCTATGCCATTCATACACTCAGCTACAGTTGCTGCATTAAGATTCCAGACCTCTCCAAAGAGTTCTCCCATTTTTCCATGTAAGTATATTGTTCTTGTCATTTTGGCTCTATTGTTATATATTCCTTTTGTGGATATCCAACTATTAAGTACGGTATATTCACTGCATTACAATTGTTTATATCATAAATGCTTGCTTTTAAATTTTTTTGGTCGTAATGACTATGCACTACATATAATATTTTCGAAGTGAGTTGATATTGAACGAAAACCTTTGGGTCAATTTCAAAGTCATCTTTATCTTCGGAAATATTTTCACACAAAATCCATTTTTCTGTGTCATTTT